CAAACATTCCAGTGGATTTCAAGGAATTGGATTCCTAGCAGCGGATGGATTCAGCAGCGGCATTGGAATGGTCAATGGTGGTGGTACACTTTACACCGGTCGTTTAACTAATCTGGGCGCAACTATTTGGGAACAGTTGAGCGGCTCCAGTGCAAATTTCTCCGTACCTTTAAATGCGTCCAGTTTCAGCGTGGGCGGAGTTGCTGGATTTACAGGAACTAAAACTGCCGGATCATGTGTTTTAACAATTTCTGGTGGAATCATCACAAACGTAACTGGATGTTGAAATTACCTTTTAGCGGTGGGATCATAACGAATGTAAGCGGATGTTAAACAGAGACGGGAGACGTTCTTCAGTTTAGAAATGCTTACAACGGCTACGTAGCTGGTTTCACCGTTGGCGACATCACCGTGACACTTGTTAATTGGTAAAGGAGGCTAGATGTTTGAGTTACCTCCAGTTAGTTCAATAGTCATGCCTGATCCTTATAGAAAGGTAGGTCCATTGACGTGCTATGTTGAACACCCCAAAGGAACACTTCGTTCTGGTAAAGGCTGGCTCAATATCACTCCTGCTGACTATGGGTATATTAATGGTTATCTGGGTGCTGATCACGATGAAATGGATTGTTACATCAGTGATCATCTTAGCAGCCATCTTGTGTGGGTTGTTGATCAAAGCCAGATTAATAAACGATCAAGATTCGACGAGCATAAGTGCATGCTCGGATACAACTCCGAAGATGAAGCATTAGCTGATTATATGGCTGGCCACAACTATAGTCACAGGATCTTTATAGATATTACTGGTTTGACGATGGACGAGTTTGTGGATTGGTTAGAGACGGGAGACCATTATGCCCCGATTAGCAAAGCCTATGTCTCCGTTTCTCGTGCCTCTTAGGTTTGAGGCAGGTTACCGTCGAGCTATTCATGGGCTTATAATGAGTCAGGTACCTTTACAAGTAGATGATTCTGGTGTTGATGGTTGGTTAGGGAGGCTCTCAGCAGTTAGCTTTGATCGAGCTTTTCAAGCTGAGGCTCAACGAATAGCTATGAGATTAGTTCGTGATCTGAATATCCACAATGTATTTGGTTGGCGTGGAGTAACTAAAGAAGTTACTGGAGGAGCTAAGGTACTTCCTTATCTTCATGAAACTCGTCGAGGTTCTATTGGTCGGGTGATGTATGAACAGATACTTGAGAGTACTTCTTATATTAGCATTATTCCTACTAAATTATCGGATGATTTAGTTAGTCAAGTTAAGCGAGCCCGGTCGGCTGGAGAGGGTGAGAATGAAGTTATTGAATTAGTTGGCCGGTCTTTTTACTCTCAGTTAGTTAAGAAGATTAACCTTGTAGCTCAGACTGATCCTCATCGAATTAATTCAGCTCTTACTGAGGCTAGATCAGCTGATCTAACTATTCAGTGTTTTATCTGGAGAACAGCAGGAGATACATCAGTTAGACCTTCTCACCAGAAGATGGATGAGGTAGTAGTTTTCTGGGATGATCTTCCTTCTCCTGAGGCTCTGATAGGGTTACCAAGTATCTTAGGGTACTATGCTCCTGGGAACTGTCCAAACTGTCGGTGTAACGCGGTTCCAGTTCTTTCAGTGGAAACTTTATTCAGAGTGATTTACTCAAGAATCAAAGTCTATTGGATGGGTTCAATTATTCAGATGACACGTCAACAGTTTCTGCAGATCATGAGGTAACTATGGAACTTGGAAAAAGCATTCTTAAGGAGCTTCCCCATAAAGGATGCAACGATTCCGAAGGCAAGATCAGCAACCTCAGTCCGGCAAGTGGTACTGGTGGGGGCAATAGTGGTGCTGTTATTAGTCCCGCTGCTGGTCTCGGTCTCTCAGCTTATCAGTCCCCGGAAGGGGTACCTGAGAAGAAAGGTGGTAAGAAGTGAGCCCACTGAATCGAGGATACAGTGCATTTTCTTCTGGACCAGTGTTCAATATGACTCCTGAAGATCCAGCTTCTTCTTGTCATGTACCGATCACGGATTCTCCACTTACGATGACTCCGTTCGGTCCACCGTACCAGGTACCTTCTCTGGATGCAGCAGCTACTGATCCTCTTAAAGAAGGATCAAGTAGTGAAACAATTGGTGAGAATATTCGAACTGAGATGCATCACGGTAAGTCTCAGGAACAAGCTACTGCTATTGCTTTCAGTAAGGCTGGCAAATCGAAGTAGGCGACGTATCTGTGTAAGCAGGTAGGGCAGTTAGGGAACTCACCGCCCAGCGTCTTACAACGCTCCTGTGGGGGACCCGGCAGGGAGTCGCTTGCAAAGATTAAAGAGGTAATATGGCCAAGATCTCACGATACTATGGTCTTATCCTTAGTCCCAACATGGAGATGACGACTGAAGGGTATCTTATTTGTAAAAACGTACCCATTTGTCGTAGTGGTACACAAGATTATCTTGGCAGTGAACTTGAGGGTTTTCCAGGTTACCAGTCTACTTGGAACCTCGATCCTGGTAAGAAGTATCTTGTGATGCGACCTAAGGAAGAGGTCCTTGACAAGGATACTGTAGCCTCGTTTGAAGGTAAGACTGTTACTGATACTCATCCTGAGGCTGAAGGCAACGTGGTTACTGTCGACAACGACAATGATGTAAATTGTGGCCATGTTCAGAACGTTAAGCAAGGACCTGACTTTGGTGGATTGATTACTTTACAAGGAGATCTTATAATAAAGAATCCACAGTTAATTCAGAAGATCAGGCCAGCTGGGGATCCTGAAGGTGGTATCCGTGACGTGAGTTGCGGTTACACTTTGAAGCTCAAGCGCCTAGCTGATGGGGCGCTTGTAATGAGCCACATCCGTGGGAATCACGTGGCTGTGGTTGAAAAAGGCAGGGCTGGAAGTCGGATCGCTATTCGAGATTCGGCCCCGCCCGAAATCAAACCGAAGGAAGGTATCAAAATGAGCATAATGGATCGGATTTTCGGGAGGGGACTGAAGGAATATGTAGCAGAAGCCAGCCCGGAAGATCTCAATGAGCTCACCACGGCTTTGAATGGACATGGAGCTAAGGTGAAGATTTCACCTGCTGCTGATGGGGCGGTGCCGGTTACTCCGGCTGACCCTTATCGTGTGGCCGCACATGCTGCTCTAGATCGTTTCATGGATGCTAGAGTAGCTGCTGATGAGTCGAGTGTGGGTGGCCTTAGAAAGTCACTCAATCGATTCCTCGGTGAGGAAGAAAAGGAGCCAGCTCACGCAGCGGACAGAAAGCCTCATGGGGAAGAACTTGAAGAGGGTGAGACAGCCGCTGATGATAAGGGCTTGGCTTCGTTGAAAGCCGTCAAAGATGACGATGACGATGATAAGCATGCAGCGGACGATGATGATGGAAAAGATCACGTTGCAGAAGACGACGCCATCAAGAAGCCTGCGGCCATGGATGACGATGACGACGACAAACATGCAGCTGACGATGATGACGCAGCTGACGATACCGAGAGTTACGAGAAAACACACAAGATCGATAACCTCGGCAAGAGTGTCTTGAAAGCGGCGAACGATTCTGTTCGCAACTTTATTAAGATCTCAAAACCGGTTGTTGCTTCTTATTTGGCCATTCCAAAATCTCGGAGAACGATACAGCAACAGGCTATGATAGATAGCTACAATGGTGCTGTTTGTTCACTCAATCTAGTCGGTGGCCGGGCTTATCTTAATTTCACTAAAGTGAAGACTCCTGAGGGTATCCCGGCAATAGCTACCGACAACCAACCTAAGGTCTTGACGACTTGCACCTGTTTCGACGGCGTTCCCTATCGCGTCGGCATGAAGCGTCACCAAGAAACCTGCGAAAAAGAAGGGAAGAAGTAACTATGCCAGCAACTGTCATTCCCGTAAAGGGACTATATCTTGGATTCGTAGGGAATATCAGCAATGAGGGCTATTCCCTTCGAACCGCGCGTCAGGTGAAGTCGACAGATACCAACAGTATTGCTTTTGGTGAGACGTTGGTTCTTAATTCAGACAACACCTACTCCAGCGTCAAGCAATTCATTGCAACCAGTGGTGCAGCTGCTTTTACAGCTACTGTTCCGATTGGAATCGCTGCGAGCAACGTCAACATCAACCCCACTTACAATGTGCAGGGCACTAACAATGTCTTGACACCATCAGGAAGTTACCTGCCTGCTTCAATTTGTGATGCTCTGGTCCAGGGTACAATCAACGTCTATTGTGCGAATGGCACACCGACTGCAGGTGGGGCAGTTTACGTTCGTAAGATTTTGAATGGTGCCATTCCGAATGGTGTGGTTGGTGGTCTTGAGGCTGTTGCTGATGGCACTAACTCCATCGTTTATGCTAACCTGCTGTGGAAAACTGGGTTTATTGAAACTGACGGAACAGCCCAGGTTACTATACTAGCCCGTCAGATTGCGTAGAAAGGACAATTCAGAAAAATGAATCCCAGAGAGTATCAACAGAACTTGAATGCTCTGCGAAGTGGGAAGGTCCTTTCTGATGCTGCTGCGGCTGCAACAGGACAGACTTTTCTGATGGCAGAGCTCGCGAAACTTGATCCAGTAGTACGTTTGCCACTTGAGAATTATACTTATCTTCGGGATCTTCCGATTGATCGTGGTGGCGGCTGGATCATGAACCATATCGCTCACAACGTTGATTTCCGTGGACCACAGGATAATTCTGCAGGTTCACAGAGCAACGATAGCCGAGTGATCGAATACAACGTCAACCAGGACATCTGGCCGGTGTTTCCTTATCAGGTTCGTGTAAGGATTCCGATCGTTGAGTCTCTTCGCATGGCTCAGGTAGGGCGCAGTCCGCAGGACCTCTTGGACAAGGGCGTTCGTGTCGATTACTCAAAGACTCTGGATAATCGTGCCTATAAAGGTTATGCCGGTATCTACGGTCTTGTTAACAATCCTGCTTTGTCTGGAACGGCGTTGCCGGCTACAGGCACAGGTTCTTCAGTGCTCTGGGCTAATAAGACTGCAGTCAACATCCTCGGTGACTTCAACTTCATGGCCTTAACTATCTGGAACGCAAGCGGAAATGCTCCAGGTGCGATGCCGGATCGGTTCCTAATTCCACCAAGCAACTATATCCAACTCACTCAACCGATGGCGATCGTCGGTGGACCAAGTGGCTACGCTTCAATTCAAGATTATGTGAAGAAAAACTATCTTGGTTCAGCCTTCGGAATCGAACCTGAGTTCTATCCACTACCAGTGTGGTTAGATTCTCAGGGTCCTGGGCCTACCAATGAGATCATCGCTTACAAGTATGATAAGGATTGTCTCAGTCTTGGTATCCCTCAAGAGCTCACTCGTTTCGGGGCGCCTCCATCGATCGTGTCAGGGTGCTTTGAGTTCCTTTACCTCGCAAACATCGGCGTCGTGAAGATTAATCGGCCTCAAACGGTCGGTCTCTTCTACGGTTGCTAACTACTGTCCTGGGTGAGATTGCGCGGCCCTTGACTAGGCACAGGGGCCGCGTCTTTTTACTCGAATTGGAGGATACGATGCTCGTAATCAAGGCAGATAGAAACCTTAACTTGCACACGAGTACCTTTTCAGATCTTCGTGATGACAAGCAGGGTTTGGTGTTTGTGCCAGCTGGACAGGCGGTCAAAGTTCCTGACGATGTGCAAGATCATCCACTTTTTAAGGTTTTCGTCAAGGCTGGTGCCATTACCATCTTGAAGAAGGGTGCACCTGATACTCCTGAGGCTCAGAGTCCAGATAAGAAGGCTCATGAACCTGGAGTTCAACCTGATCCTGAGGCTCTTGGTAAAGGTGAAAGTGAACATCCGAGATCCAGTATCCCGAAAGCTGAATCAGCAGAGGATGAGGATAAGGATGAGGATGAGGATGAGGATGAAGAAGGTAAGGACGAGGAAGAGGAAAAAAAACCACCAGTAAAGCCCACCCCCACCCCCATCAAGCCACCCGTAAACCCAGCAAGCCAACCCACAAGACCACCAAGCCCAAGCCCCACCGGCGTTAAAAAGTAAGGGGGGAGATATGTACGGGTTTCCAGATATAGTAGGCTTCTATGACATGCTCTACGGTACGGCAGGTATC